ACTGTACGCTTTGCAAAATACACCTGCGGAGGTCTACAGTAATCAACGTACAAGAGTGCTGGATGTATACAATACAACGACAGATGTACGGCTAAGTCCTCGTCCGTTTGAGTGGGTTAGAAAACAAAATCAATTAAGCACTCGAACAGATCAAGAACCTTATGCTTACGCGGTCGCAGGATATAACGCGAGTCAGACTATTCAACTACAGTTTTTTGAAACACCTGATGCTGTTTATTCTATAGATGTCGAGTGTATTATTCCTCAAGAAGATTTAACAACGAATACCGATTACTTTAAAGTTCCCTGGTATCCAGTATATCTTCGCGCATTAGCGTTGGCTATTAGAGAACGAGGAGAAGACGAAGGGGAACAAAGTTCAGAGGTTGAAGCAGCCTATAGGCAAGCACTTGGTAATGCTATAGCTTACGAACAAAACCACAAATGGCAAGCTCAGGGTGGTGGCGATTGGATCGTCTTAGGGGATTATTGATCTATGGCAAGCCAACTTAAATCACTGGTTATTCGCGCTCCAGGTATGTATGGCCTTAATTTTGAAGGTGAAACATACTCAAATGCGGCGGTATTTGCCGAAGTTGCAGACAATGTTGCTTACGATTCTTCCGGTAGAATTGTAAACAGAAAAGGATTTAATCGTTTAACAACAGAAACTAATGCTCTTGGATACGCTAGTCTTGGCGCTAACCCACTAACATCAGAAACCACCGCAGGGAAAAAGGGTAGGGTTACGGTCACCCATACTGCTCACGGTAGAGCTACGGGAGACTATGTAACAATTAGTGGCGCTACCGCTGTTGGCGGATTAACTGCTGCTCAACTAAATATTAGAGCAAAGATTATTAAAGTCGATGCTAATAGTTATACTTACTACACTGCGGGAGAAGCGTCATCTGCTACAAGTGCGGGGGGATCTAACGTAAAAGTTAAATTTGAACCCAAAGTAGAAAAGTTATTTATGTATAACTACAGCGGCGGGGAAATGTTAATTGGTGTAGTTAATCAACAGAGTACATATAAACTATACGAATCTGCATCCCCGTATACCTCGTTTACAGATCGTACTGCATCGCTTAGTTTTTCTAGCACTGATTTTCAGTTTCAAAACTTTAACGACAAGTGTATTGGAGCATTAGCTGGCTCGACTATGCTATCTAAATCTGGTTCTGGTGATTTTGCCGCAATAGTTGCTGCGCAAAAAACCTATACAGTAACTACTTCAAGCGTTAACACAGACAGAGATACGATTACATTAGGCACACACAGTCTAGAAGTAGGCGATGAAATTAAGTATGCCGCTAATGGTGGTTCTGTTTTGGGAGGACTTCACGATGGTAATATTTATTATGTTATTCCAATAGACACGTTCACTATTAAATTAGCTATGACTCACGCAAATGCTGTGGCTGGAACAGCTATTGATTTAACGACTACGGGAAATAATTCTCAAACCTTTACGGAAACAGTCGCAGCAGGAACGGTGCCTACGGGAGGAATTGTACATAGTGCCTTCGGACGTTTGTGGGCGCAAAAGTCTAATAGCGGAACAAATAAAAATGTAATTTCATACTGTGCGCTTAAAGATGAAACTAACTGGGGATATATCCAAGGTGGAGAAATCGATGTCTTAGGTACGTTTACAGCAATTCAGGATGGTTACGATGAGTTGATAGCTATTAGTTCGTTTGATAGGTATCTTGTAGCGTTTTTACGAAACAGCATTATTATTTATAACAATCCAGATGATCCGATTAATCTGGGTATTGCTCAAATAATTTCAGGTGTAGGTTGCGTAGCTAAAGGTAGCATACAACAGATAGGCGATGATGTTTATTTTCTATCCGCTACAGGTGTTCGCTCATTACGGCAAACGATACACACTGGAGATAAAGCAGAACTGGCTGAAATTTCTACCTTGGTACGCACGACGTTTTTGGAAGATACCATATCCAGTCCGACTGTGTTATATCAAATAGATTCTCATTACGACCCAGAAGAGGGCCAGTATTGGATTAAATCTCCTACAGGACTAATCTGGGTATTTGACATGCACTCGTTAACATCGGAAATGCCTATCCGCATTACCAAATATAAGGATACTCTTTGGGATAGCTTTGCATACCATGAAGGTGAAACTTACATCGGTGGTTGCGGTATGGTCGGAAAGTACAATGGGTATTACGATGACGCGCCGAATGACAACACAAAATACATATGTACTTGGATATCAAATCCCGTTGACTTTGGAACATCTACATTAAAATTTCTAAAAAAAGTTACTGCAACTTTAACGGGTAACACCACAGATACCGTATATGTTACGTACGAATTTACAGAAGGCGGTTCCGGTGAAATTGAATTTGATTTATCTAAAGTCACGGGCGCTACTCGAACTGCTCCAGTGCTGGGCGTAGTAGGTGAGTGGGGAAGTTCTGATTGGAACGATGCAGAGTGGGGTGGAGGCTCATCTACTGTTTTTACGGTTAATGGGTCTGCTGCGCACGCTGGTCGGGCATTAAAGTTAGGGACACGATTTAACTCTAGCGGCTTTTATATTGCAGTGGAACAATTATCATTATTTTTAAAACTTGGTCGTGAGGGAAGATAAATGGCTAATTATACTCGCGTAGAAAATTTTACAGTTAAGGACAGTTTAGATACGGGCGACCCAGAAAAGATTATTACTGGTGCAGACGTAGATTCTGAATTTAACGCTATTGCTACGGCAATCGGAACAAAACAAGACTCGCCTGGCTCGATTCCAGCGGGAACTAAAATGCTTTTTATTGAGGATGCTGCGCCGTCTGGATGGACGCTTGTTACTACTTACGATGATGTAGTTCCGTTGATTCAGGATTCTGCTGCAACGGTTAGTTCTGCGGGTAACTGGACTGTGGGAAATACAGAGTTAACGTTGAACTCACCAAGTCACTCCCATAACCACAACCATACGCATACTCTACCAGACCATACTCATAGCGCTGGTAATTTGGCTACAGGAACCAGTAACGCAAACGGTAACTTTGACGACAGCGCAGATACTCCAGAACCGGTCGCGTTGCCTAATCATACGCACGCAATTAACGGAAACACAGGAAACCCGAATAGTCTACCAGCTACATCTAATCCTAACTCCGCTGCAACTTCTAGTGTCAGTGTCAACATAACAAAAAGCGGCACTATGACATCAGGCAATTGGCGTCCCGCTTATGTGAATACCATTATATGCTCTAAAGATGCCTAATGAAGACTAATATTGTTACACCTAAACGATATAAAAATGCGTTTAATTGCAAAAAATGCCCGCAATCTTCGGATGAAGATGGGTGTCCAGTGTGGTGGGAACAATTGTGGAAAGACCATGCAACGGGAGAAGAGGCTATAAATAAAGGGTGCGGATTTAATTTAGCTCAATCTTTATTGGTAGGGGTGGCATCAGAAGCTCGAAGACCTGCGTCAGAAATCAGCGCAATGAGAAAGGAGATACGGGATGGGGTCCACCAAGCAACCGTACAAATGCTGGAGTTTCACCGAACTAAAGAAGAAGCCATTAGTTCTGGTGACTTGGAGGGACATAACATCGACCCATTGCGGTTGGTTCGAGACAATGGATGAGCTAGAGACCGCCGTAATTAAAAGTCCAGGATGGATTATAGAAGAAAATGAAGACGAAATTAAGTTAGTCGCAAACATAGGTCGGCACAAAGACGATGTAATGTTTGGATTTGACACGATATTACCTAAAGGTTGTATAGAAGAAATTAAAATCCTCAGAAAAATCTGGTGGAAATAGTGGAGAAAGTTATGGTAGAGCAATTTAAACTAGGGCAGTTTGAGAAATTTGGGCGTAATGGCGACGACACAATTGCTCACGTTGCTACGGGTGAGCGCGTTATTCCTGAAAAGATTCTAAATGCGGAGCTTACCAAAAAAATCAATAGTCGCATGGAATCTTTGGGACTTGATCCAAATCGTTACATTGTTGGACACCAAGCTAATTCGTTAAATCCGGTTACTGGTCGCCCCGAGTTCTTTTTGGGGAGCATTAAAAAAGGTTTGTTTGGGAAAAAAGGTAGTACCAAAGAGCTTAAACGGATTCGGGATGAGGCAGTATCCGCGCTTGGAGATACGTCATACTCAACCCCGTCATTTACCGATCCTTTAACTACTATAACCACGAGCCGTGAAGGAATAGACGTAGCACCATCAGAGTTGGTGGCGGGTATCACTGGTGCTTTCGGAGATCAATTTACACAGCAACTAGGACGTATGGGTACTGGTGCTGACGAACTTAGGGCAGCTTACGAGCCTTTTCCTTATACCAGACAAGAGCTACAAAACATATTTACTGCGGGGTTGCCTTCAGCAGAAAATGCTCTAGCAGCAAGGACTGATAGCACGCTAGGCAAGATTCTAGGTGGCCGGGGAATAAGTACAGGGTCCGCCGGAGCTATGGCAGGCGCTCAACGGGAAGCTGATATAGCCTCGCAGGCGTTGCGTCAACAGGCTCTAGCCGGAGCATCTAATCTATATGACACGGGCATGACGCAATACGCGAGAAATCTAGCACAAGCTCAAGCGTTACGTCAGGGAGATGTTGGGATGCTAACGGCTTTAGGTAATGCTCAACTTGGGCCTTTGTCTGAACTGTACAGACGCGCTGCGCTGCCTTTGGGATTAGGTCAACAGTTGACTCAATTTGACTTAGGAAAAATTCAAAATATGTACAACGTACAACTACC